CTCGCCCGGCAACACGTCCAGATGCAGGAGATGGCCAAGCGCTGGCTGACCGTGGAGCGGTCTCTAGACGCCGACATCAATCTGCTGGCGCGAGAGATGAGCGAGGCACGAGAGGCTGGGCAATCCATCAGCCCCGCCAAGGTCTATCGGCTCGAGCGATACAAGCACCTCCAAGCTCAGGCGCAGCGCGAGATCCATGACTACGCCGGCTGGGCAGGCCAGACGATCACATACGGCCAGCAAGCGATGGTCGAACTGGGACTCAGGCAATCCGCGCAAGCGATCCAGATGAGCTACTTTCCAAGCGTTGGCGCTCAATTCGACCGGCTCCCCATTCAGGCTGTCCAGCACATGGTCGGCATCTGCGCCGACGGCAGGCCAGTGGCTGAGCTTCTCTGGCGCAGGATGCTGCCAGACCAGGGTGTGATTGGCTGGCGCACGCTGATGGACGAGCTCATCGAGGGCACCGCTCGAGGACGCAATCCACGCGAGACAGCCGCGAGAATGCGGGACGCCTTGACTGGGGGCTTGCAAAAGGCGCTGGTCATCGCCCGCAGCGAGCAGATGCGAGTCTATCGGCAGGCGAGCGTAGACCAGTACGTGGAGAGCGGGGTCGTTATCGGTCAGAAACGGCTCGCGGCCCATAATGGAAGGGTCTGCCCCGCATGTCTCGCCGACGACGGCACGATCTACAACCTGAACCAGATCATACCAGACCACCCGAATGGCGCATGCACAGAGGTCCCTGTGGTGGAGGGCATGCCCGAGGTCACCTGGACCGCCGGGAAAGACTGGTTTGACCAGCAACCCGAGGCTATCCAGCGCAGCATCATGGGCGACGAGCGATTGGCCGCCTACAAGGACGGCCAGATCCAGTGGTCTCAACTGGGAGCCCACACATTCGATCCCACCTGGGGAGGGGGCCTGCGGGTCGTCCCCCTGACGGAGTTGCTCGAAGGCAAGAGGCCCAAGGAAATTCCGATCGACCTGCGGAAGATTGAACTGCCTGGGCCCGCCAAAACCCTGCACGAGATGGGAGACCCCTACCTCTTCCGCGCCCTAGAAGAGGGCGAAAAGGGTGCCTCGACATCCTATGTAACGGAATGGCCAGACGGAACAAAGGCCATATTCAAGCCTGGCACCCTCGCGCAGGAAGGCATCGGGGCGCTGATCACTGACGAGAACAATGAGGTTGCGGCCTACCGCTTGGCCCAGTTGCTCGGATATGACGCGGTTCCCGAGACGGACTATAGCAGATACAAAATAGGGGAAAAGTACCTCGACGGGTCAGTCCAGCGATGGGTAGCTGATACGCATACGGCCCACGAGATAACAAACGAGCGCAAAGGCACCGATGAAGCCATCGCCCAGCGTACCAGAATGGCTATGTTTGACTGCGTCATCGCGAATACTGACCGGCACAATGGTAACTTCCTAGAAGACGAAAAGGGCAAGCTCTGGGCAATAGACCACGGCATCAGTTTCCGCTCTCGAGAACTTGCGCTGCTCCCAACCCAGCGCACCTTGGAGCAGGTCCAAGCGCAGGGCATTTTTGCGGAGCGTGACGAGTGGTTCTTTAGGGAGCTTCAGGCCGGCCATGCAGGCTGGAACAAGGTGCCGCCCGCACAGATCCGAGAGATGACCGAGACCTTGGCACAATGGAGCCAGGTGCCGCTCGCAGACATCGACAACATTATGCACACATGTTTCAAGGAAGGAGATGCTGAACAAGTGTATAAGCGCATCCAGGCACTCAAGAAAGAAATGGACTATGCGCACGTGATGTTTATCCCATGAAACTATTGATTCTCAAGCGGGACAGGAACGCCGAGACGCAAATCGTCGGCGAGTTCATTTGGGAGAATGGTGACATCGTCACTATGGAGCGGGCCGTCGAGGGTGCCCATGCAATCATGGAGGGGATCCGCCCCGAGCTTGACGCCTCATCCGAGAAAGCGGCCCGGTCCTCCATGCAGCGAGTGGCCCGACGCTACAGCGGTGTCTACCTTTGGGCAAGGTACGAACCGTGAACGGGCGAGGCGACAGTGACCATAACCAGTTGCATTCTGCCGTCAGGTAGTGTATAATGGGGCTAGAAGGTGGAGTTCAGAGCGCTCCCGAGACCACAGAGCCATCGCTCCACGACTTCATGATGGTCCTCCGCGATGCGTTGCTGATGATAGTCCGCTGGATTGAGAGGCGGTACGGCAAGCGATAGCTAGCACCACAACCGAATACGGTTGGACGCGACACAGGCGTTTGGCCCCATCCGTCAGTTGGGCAAGAGCTCGGCTGATGAGGTGGGGCTTTTTTTGTTTGCAGGGCGGGATGCCCGACTCGCGCGAGATGCGGAGGTGAAAGGTGCTTAGCTGGCAGTATCCTTGGTTACACTTTCGGTGCTTCGCCCCTGAAGGCGATACTGGCGGAGGTGGCGGAGATGGTGGCGGGGGAGGGACTGGAGGCGCTGGTGGCGACGCTGGCGACGCCGGGGATGGTGGCGGGGACGCCGGCGGGACGCCGGCTCCTACCTATGACACCTGGTACGCAGCGCTCGAGGCTGGCCCGAAAGCCCTCATGGATACCCACATTGCAGGTCTCAGATCGGCGCTGACCTCCGAGAAGGACCAGCGCAAGACTCTGGCAAACCAGTTGCGGGATGCAACTGGCAAGCTGGACAAGGGGTCTGATGCGCGGAAGGCGCTTGAGGACATGACCAGCAAGTTGGAGGTCGCGGAAAAGAGGGCCCAGTTCTACGAGGACGCGGGTAAGCCCGAGATGGGCTGCTCAGATGTAGGGTTGGCCTACCTCGCGGCCCTGGGGGATGCCCTCTTCGACGCCAGGGGCAATGTGGACTGGGACGAGCTGAAAAGGAAGCACCCTGTACTGTTCGCCAAGCCGAAGCTGGCGCCAGCGAACGCTGGAGCCGGTGTAGGTCAGACGGGAGGCGTGAAGGGGACTGGTATGAACGCCTTTATCCGTGCGGCAGCAGGGAGGGTCACATAGGGAGGTGAATCGTGGCTAATTTCGATCATGTGATCAGCCGGAATGATGCTGCGGCACTCATTCCGGAAGATGTGTCTCCGGAAATCATCAAGGGCGTGTCAGAGATGAGCACCGTGATGAAGCTCGGTCGTCGGGTGCCCGACATGCCCCGAGCTCAGCGTCGGATGCCTGTCCTGTCGTCCTTGCCAACGGCGTACTTTGTATCTCGTAGCGCCGTCGGCGCTGGGGGACTCAAGAGGACGACCGAGCTTCTCTGGGGCAACAAGTACCTGAACGCTGAGGAGATCGCGTGCATCATCCCGATCCCCGAGGACGTTCTGGACGATGTGGACTATGACATCTGGGGTCAGATCCGTCCGCCTATCATAGAAGAGTTCGGCCGCGTGTTCGATGCTGCGGTCTTTTGGGGCACGAACGCACCAGCGGCCTGGCCGCTCGGCCTGTTGCCGTTAGCTGCCGCTGCAACGCCAGCACACACAGTCACCGATGGCACCGGAGCTGATCTCTACGATGACCTGATGAACGAGAATGGGGTCATCGCCAAGATTGAGGCAGACGGCTATATGGCGACTGGTCATGTGGCTGCTATCTCGCTGAGGGGAAGGCTCCGGGGCCTCCGTGATGCGAACGGCAATCCGATCTTCGTGCAGGATATGTCCGCTCGGACTGGCTATGACCTGGACGGTGCCCCGATCGAGTTCCCTCTCAACGACAGTTGGGATGCGACCCAAGCCCTGCTGATCACTGGAGACTGGAACCAGCTGATCTACTGTATGCGGCAGGATATCACCTACAAGGTGCTGGACCAGGCCGTGATTCAGGACGAGGCCGGCAACATCACCTTCAACTTGGCGCAGCAGGACATGGTTGCGCTTCGGTGTGTGATGCGACTCGCCTGGCAAGTCCCGAACCCGATCAGGAAGATCCAGCCGACCGAGGCCAATCGGTGGCCGTTCTCGGTGCTGCTGCCGGCCGCATAGACGAGGCGACACAAACGAATAGATCAAAACCACACAATCCCACGGCTGCGCCCATAGGGCTTACGGTGGGAGGGAGGAAATGCCATGAGCCTGTACCCTCGGGTTATCACCGAGTATCTGGCCGCGCTGGCTATCCCGCGAGGTCCAGA